CAGAATCTCGTTCGGCGCACCGTTGACCATGAACGCCTTACCCGGCTTCACTTCAAACTTCGCACCACGGGGCAATCTTGTAGCGTCCATTGCCATCATCGGGGCCACGGTCAGCGCCAGGCTATCCATGTGGCTACGCATAGAGCCGTCCACAGCCATCTGCATGTTGTAGGCTTTCTCAGCCGTGCCGCGCCCCAGCAGGCGATTGGGCACCGTATCGGCCTGATAGGTCAGTACCGGACGGTCTTTCATCATGTAGGGAGATTCTTCAGCCTTGAGCAGCAGGCTACCGTTGGCAATCACGACAATGGCTTCCACCATGTCCTGATAGTCCTCGGTTTCCTCGTTCTCGTCCGCTTCCAACACCTTCTCAATAATCTCATCGCTGGTGATGTACTCGCGGGGAACCAGACCGTAATAGGTCAGCAAAAGCACCTTGTCGTCTTGATAATTGGTCACTTCCTGAGTCGATTCCAGCTCATCCGACTCGTACATGGTGCCAATATCGACGTTCAGGTACTTCCCACTGGCGATACCGGCTGCAATCTTGTGGATCGACACATAACGCTCGATTGCCACACCCATGCAGTCGTTCACATCGACCCCATTAGGGTCAAAAAGGAAGTTTTTGGGGTTTACAGGGTTCAATCTGACCGAAACACGGGTTTTCTCACCCGCACCGTAAGCCACCTGGTCAGCTCCGACCGGAAGTGTCATTGGAACGTACTGTTTGACCTCGGAAACGGTGATTTCGCCGATTCCCGTACCATAAATCTCACCCAGTAGGGCAATCTGGTCGATACTTTTGCGAATCTTGTCCTGACCAAAGTCCTCGTAGAGCTGCTTTTTCAGCTTCTCCACGTCAACGGCACCATTCTGGTCGTTCACATCGTCTTTGATGTCGAAATACTCACCCTGGCCGAAAATCGCTTCCATGATTTCGGCGTGACGAGTCTCGATAGCTTGCTGAGTAGCGGGGGAAATGACCTTGGAACGCTCGGATTCACGACTTTTATCACCCGCTTCCCATATTCCGCGCCAAATGCGCTCGTACTTCAGCCAGTTGTTGAGGTGATTCTGGTTCCGATAATCCCTCCATCTATTTGTGTGGTCAATCACAAATGATGTGACTTCCTTGTCGTTCTCAGTTGGATCGTAATAGGCAGTTTCCTCCACCAGAGGCACTTCATCCACCACTTGACCCGTGTTACCTGTGAACTCGATCTTATCAACCATCGTGAGATACCCTTATCAGAACCCGCAAATATCGTCCATGACCTCGTAATCTTCCGAGTCATCTGGCTTGGAATATATCACGCTGATCAGGTGCGCGCACATACTAAGTGCGTCCAACAGGTCATCATGTGCCTTGGGGAGTGGAAACGCTAGCATCTCCCGCTTCAGCTCGTCCCAGTTCTCCCGCTCGTTCAGGGTGATCCTGCCATGCTCCAGCAAGCCCTGGATGCCGTAGGTAATCCGGTTGACCTTACTGGAGCCGCTGGTGGGTATCGCCTCAATGTGAGCGAACACGTTGTTCTTACGCATCAGGTCGGAGAGGTAAGGCAGTACAGCCCTCATCAGGCTGCCCTTCTCAATCCCCATGCAGATCGGCTGGAACGTCCGTATCGCCATCAGTATCCGCACAGCCGTCTCACGCACATCCCAGCGGCCATGCTCGATCTTCTGGACGAACCAGTGCCCGTCATCCCCCACCTTCACCACAGCGATAGCGGTGAAGTCCAGCCGATTCTTCTTGGTACCAGTCACTTCACTGAACCCTGCCAGGTCAACCGCGATGTAGGTATCTCCCACCTTCGGAGCTGTACCGTACTTCAACCACTCCAGCTTCAAGACGTTCTGACCAGCAGTGTCGAAGCTCGCCATGTACTCCTGCTCGAACGCAGCGGTACTCATGCTCCGCTTAGCCGCTTCAATCTCAGCCGGGTCAATCATCTCGTTGTCGTAGGTGGTCAGGTGTATCGCCATCCAGTCAGGGTCAGTCCCAGCCAGTCCCAGCTCGTAGTAGCCACGGAACTGACTCTCCCCCGGCTCTGGCGTACCAATCATCAACGCGCCACCCTTCATGTCGGATAGCGCAGGGCGAATAATCAGCTCCCACACGTCATCCTTGAAGTCCTTCGACTCGTCCAACACCGCATAGTACAACTTCATACCACGGAGTGAGTCGGGATTATCCGCACCACGGATGTAGATAGTGACCCCGTTGACCAGCGTAATCTCGGCGTTGGTAATGTTCGACTTCGCAATCACAGGCCCCGCCAACTGCACCAGCAAGTTCCAGCTCAATACCCGTGCCATCGCTTGTGTGGGCGCAACATAGATCACGGCCCCTGTCGGGTCTGGGCACTCCAGTGCCTTGACGATCGTTCTGACGATGGCGTATCTCGACTTCCCGCACCGCCGACCAGCCACGACCACCTGGAAGCGGGTCTTGTCAGCAAACAGCCTGCGCTGCCACTTGATAAGGTTGAAGTTCAGTTCAGCCATTGGTCAACGCCTTGGGGATAGACTGGTTATCAATCGTAATCCCATCAGCATACGGGCTATCGACTGCGCCAATGTTGATCGTGATCCCACCCGACATGCTGGGTGCTGCCTTCTCGTTCGTGTACCGATCACGGGAGTAGGTCTGGAGCAGGAACTTGCGGCCTTCCAGCTTGAGCTTGGAACGCTGCACGTCCTCTAACGAATCAGTGGCGTCGATAATCCGCATGATTTCGTCCTCAATCGCTTCGGCCCCAATCGCTTGAGCCTCGCGCAGACGTTCCACTCGCTTCTTGTCCTTGTGGAGCCATGTCCGGTATCTGCCGGGAATGATGTCGTGTGGGGACTCTTGGATGAGGTCAGCGAGGTTACGTCCTCCAGCGATCAACTCCAAAGAGTTCTCGAAGAAGATTTCATAGGTGAGCTGGAGCTGCTCGGCAATGATTCGCTGCTTAGCGGCGTTGGAGAGTTCCATTGCTTGTTCAATGGTCATCACATCTGCCGGTTCAGTGGAATCGCCAAGCAACCAGTTTGGGACTGTGGTTGGGGTCGCGGTTTTATCCATAGTGGGAAAGATAGTGCGAATGATTCTCGGTGTCAACGGTGCGGTTTGTTGAGCGTGGATGAGCGACTAACTGGCTTGTGTCTCACGGAATGCGTTTTATGAGATGCAACGGAATCTGTGTTTCAACTTTTTCTTGTGTGCTGGCTGAGTCAGTACGACCACCACTACACACAGTCACGCCGACCCCCTCCCCCCCGTCACTGGTCGGTCACTGGGTCACCTGGCTGGGCTGGCCGGGCTGGCTCGATGGTGCACTGACCAGGTGGGCGTAGCCTGAGCTACTGACCAGGTGGGCGTAGCCTGAGCCATCACACAAGCTGTATCACTGACCAGGTGGGCGTAGCCTGAGTCATCACACAATCCGGAAATAGCAGATTATGTGACCGTCACACAATCCGGAAATAGCAGATTATGTGACCGGAATCCGTGGCCTCCAGCCCGACACAAAATCCATAGTGTGACAGACGTTCCGGGGCTTTAGTGGGCCTCCAGCCCGATCTAGATTTTGTGGCAATGGCTGGAGGCCACGGAATTCGGGGCCTCCAGCGACACAAAATCCATAGTGTGACAAAGCGCCTTTACACGAATATCTGTGTTCTTTTTATAATTTTTTCAGTTTCCATTCCAACAGCCACCTACCCGTTTCCTGTCACATTGTCACACTTCACCCTTTGCACCCTTACAGAATCAGTGACGACACAGAATGAGTTACCGTTCGTCGGGTAGGATGAATTGAACCTATTTGATACTTGACACACAATCTGTATCGTATAGAATGACCACAACGAAACGAAACAACTGGAGTGTAAAAAAATGATCCTCGCATATTTCTTCGCAATAATCGCTGCCCCACTTGTGATTGTCGGACTGGTTTGCGTCATCTGCTACAAAATGGATAACTAATATGACTATCGTAATCTTCGCAGTCTGCTGCGTTACTGGCTGGATCATCAGCCGTCCAATTTGCTCAATGGTAGGAGTGTAAAAAAATGGAAAACCAAGACAAGACAGTCGCGGACTATCTCGCCGTCGAAATTTGCAATTGGAGCACGTCAAGTATGGGCAACCCTATTGCGAGGCATTATGTCTACACCAGCACGCCAGAAGGCGGCATGGTTCGACTATTGACTAGTCGCAAGACACGAGCGATCGACGTTGGTTATGGCGACCGGCTAGACAGTTGCCCAGCTTCAATCAAACGCGCAGGGTTTAAGTTCAGCGACTATCGCCTAGTCAAGGTCAACGGTGACCGATATACCGGAATGGTCGCACTGTACAAGAAGGTTAAATGATGAGAACTGAAACTATTCAATTGTTGCGCGACGTGCGCGAATTCGCTCGCCGGCCCTACGCCTGGCTGGGTGGTTATCCGAAAATCCTAATCATGAATGACGGCGAGTGCTTGTGTGCTAAGTGCGCCCGTACTGAATATCGGCTTATTAGCGACGCAACCCGTCACCAATTGCGTGACGGCTGGCAAGCTGCAGCATTAATGATCCACTGGGAAGGCGCGCCGATAATCTGCGCACACTGCAACGCGGAAATTGAGTCAGCCTACGGGGAGTGTGAAGAATGAGCAAATTAGAATGCATACATGTTGACACTTGCTTACCGGACTATTGGGGCGGTCACCACCTACCGCATGTTCAAATTCCAATCTGGCGCGGTATGACAATGCCGGAAATCAAAAGCGCGATTCGTTCGGAGCTATCACAAGGTGCGGTTATGGGTAATGATGAAAATGCCTTTCTGTTGTCGGCTGATTTTGTCGGGCCGGATAACGATAAAAAGGCAAGGCAAGTGTTCAGCAAAGCATGTGCAGCGGTTAATCGCATGCGCCCGGCTAAACCCGGCACCAGGCGTTTTTTCCTGGACCTGGAAGAAACAGACGGCGATTGCTGTGATTCAGTTTATGCATTTTTCATTTTTGTGGAGTGTGAATAATGAACATTCAAACGAATTTTTCCTTAGTTGAGCGCGCGCAAGGCCACGGGCCTTGGATTGAACGGGATGAACTGCTAGACCTGCTGGCGGAGCTTGACGCGTGGCGTGACACGTTTGCAGGTGCGCGCAATACTCGGCAAATTGAATGCGTCGATACGCCTGAAGAATTGAGCGCGTACATTGAAGAATTGGAAAGTAACCAAGAGAATCCAGATCACGCCGACTATGACAATCTGAAAGAATTTTTTGACGATTGCGTGCAGGCGTTAGAGGATGAAGGTGGGCACTGGCCTTGTGCTGAAGCCTATGACCTCAATTTGAGGCAGGTTATTTGCGATGCTATTCGGAATGGCGCGGAGTGTGAAGAATGAAAGCCTACACATTCCAAACGGTAACGGCCGGTAAGGTCGAGCACTTGCCGGTACTGGCGCGCACCATAGGTCAAGCGCTGGCAATCTACGCTGATTCGTTCAACCAAGCGGGTCGCGTGCTGGTCGGCGTTATATGGAGTGGCAGGGTATGAACACTATTGAACGGCCAACTACGGGCCAGAACGGAAAACTGAAAGCCGAAATTCGCAAAGCGGATGACGGTTATTCACTTTTCACCTGGCAAGACTTGGGTAATCCGTGCGGTATAGTCAATTGGCGCGAAAAGCACAGATTGGAATGGGAAGATGCGCATTCTCAATTCTGCGCATGGTTGAAAGATTGACTCATGCACATAATCCTTGAACTACTCGCCGTACTCGCCGCACTGCTAACTTTCACCCGCTAACATAAAAGCCCCTTAACCGGGGCTTTCTTTTGCCTGCTATCCATACAGTTCCAGCCGGTCGCACCAGGTCCAGCCGGTCGCACCAGTTCCAGCCGGTCGCACCAGGTCCAGCCAGTTCCAGCCGGTCGCACCAGGTCCAGCCGGTCGCACCAGGTCCAGCCCGTTCCCGCCAGTCGCACCAGGCCCAGCCAGTCCCA